GAGCAACGTAAGCAGGAAGAAGAAAGAGAGAGACAAAGAAAAGAAGACGAGTATCGTAGTCAGTATGGAGGTGGCTCTGGAAAAGGAGCAGGGTTAGCAGAGGACAGTGGTGATAGTGATGACCCTAGAGGAGATGTGGGAACTACCGTAGCAGGTTTAGGAGGTTACAGTGCAAAAGACTACGGCGGCATCTTTGCTCAAGGCGGAACAGTCGGCATGGCAGCAGGTGGTGCGATGGCTGCAGGGATGGGGTCTGGCTTTGTTGACCGTCCACCTAGTCAAGTACCCGAAAGTCAAACTGTTGCAGATGACGTAGAAACAAAAATGCCAGAGGGTGCGTTCGTTATCAACGCTGCCGCAGTAGAGTTCGCGGGGGAGCAAGACATCAAGAAAATGCTGAACGATGCACAAAAAGAAGCAGTTAGACGCGGTATTACTATTGACAATTCAGAAAACTCCGCTAAACTTATAGATGTAGCCATCTCTCGCGGTGAAGTAACGGTTGCACCGTACCTCGCTAAAATCATAGGCTACGACAGACTCAACAAAATCAATAATCGTGGTAAGCCAGAAACCAAGGAGCGTCTGCAAGAAGCAGCGCAGGGTGGATTTCTAAGTGCAGGATATCATGTTGGTGGTGAAGTACATGCCCATGATAGTATGCAAGCAGATTTAGAATTAAATGTTGAAGACTTCTTTGATAGCAAACATACTGAAAAATTAGCTGCAGAAAGACAAGCTAGAAAGACTCAAAGAAACGTAGATAGAGCTAACATAGCCTTTGGGGACATGGAAGCAGGGTTCGACCTTTTAAACCAATACGATTGGAATAATCTTCTTCGCTCTGGTTTAAGAGATATTAATTTATCTAATCAGACAGAAACAGAAGAGGATTTTATATTAAAATCTTACGGTGCTGGGGGTATGTATCAACCGCAGTCAGATAAAATTTTAGTTGGGACTACATCTAAGTTGACAAAAGGTTTTGCAACACCTCGCGCACAAAGTCACGTATTTGCTCATGAGTTAATGCACAGAGGCGCACATAGATTAGAGAACGATGCTAAATTTGAAGCTATTTTAAAAGAACAACTATCAGAGTTGGAAGCATTTTTAAAAGCTGGTAGTGAGCTAGGAACTTCTCAAACAAGGCAAAACAAAGAAAAACGCCGTACAGGAACAACATCACAACACGCATATATTTATTCTGTAACCGGACAGTCTTTGGTAAACAGGGGGGGTTTAGATGAGTCTGGCCTAACAGCTCTTATAAAAAGAAACTTTAATTTTATGACTGATGACCAACAAAGCAACTTTATTAAGAGTGCAGGTGTCATAGATAATAGCCCTAAAAACCCTAAACGTCGTATGCAGTTTTTATTAGACCCAGAATTATCACGCGAACAATTAAAAGAATTAGCTACACGAACAAATCAATTACTTATGGAAAACGCCGTTACTAAGGCGTATGAAAAAAGAATAGCTGATAGACCTCAAGAGGCGACACCCGAACGCCAAGAAGAGAAAGTTCTTAATGAGGCTAGACAGAATTAGTCAGCTACCCGCAACGCGGCCCTGACGTAACCGAAGCGGCTACCTACAAGCCAAGTAGCCCCGCATCATGAGGTAAACCAAATGGCAAAAGCAAAAGGCCACAGAGCCAATAAACCAAACGACTCTTTCGGAGTTACTAACAACAAAGAACTGTATCGTGGAAAGTATCGCGACGAAGTTTACAAGGATGAAGAAGACCAAGAACAGGTAGAAGCATCCGAAGAGACAACTGACCCCGTAGAAAAAGAAGCGGCTACTCAGGAAAGTGATAGTTTCGTTCCGCAAAAGGAAACAAAGGAAGCGGACCACGATTACAAAAAACGATACGACGACTTAAAGAAGCACTACGATAGTAAGGTAAACGAGTTCAAAGAAGAAATCGCGAGTCTTCGAGATACTATGAATAGCCGTGCTGTTGAAATGCCGAGGGGTGTTACACCGCCACGAACTCAAGAAGAACTAGATGAGTTTAAAGAACGTTACCCCGACGTGTTCGAAGTGGTTCAAACTGTTGCTTCTATGCAAACAGAGTCACAGGTATCAAAACTTCGTGACGAGATTGGCACAATCAAAGAACGGGAAAAGAACCTAGAAAAAGAGAAAGCCTACGAGGAACTCTTACGGTTACACCCAGACTTTGATGAACTCAAGACTACAGACCAGTTCTTGGGTTGGCTCGAAGAGCAGCCACAAACTCTTTCAGATGGTATTTACAAAAACAATACCGATGCAAGATGGGCGGCTCGTGTCGTGGACCTTTATAAGGCCGATGCTGGTCTTAACAAACCTAAGAAGTCCAAGCGTCAGGAAAGTGCAGCAGATGCTGTTACAAAGACTGCCGCTAGAGAAGTTGCCACTGACCCCAACGCGGGTAAGAAAGTCTTCAAGGCTTCGCAAATCGCCAAGATGAAACCTTGGGAGTTCGAAAAGCTAGAAAGCGAAATTGACTCTGCAAGGGCTGAAGGGCGAATAGACTATAACTCTTAATCCTCAAAGGAAGGGATTGAACAATGGCTTTTGATTCAGCCGCAAGTTACGCAAACTTGCCTTCCGGGAACTTTACCCCGGAAATTTTTAGCCAAAAAGTTCTTAAATTCTTCCGTCGTGCTTCGGTTGCAGAAGATATTACTAATACCGACTACGCGGGTGAGATTGAAAACTTTGGCGATACGGTTCGCATTATCAAAGAACCGACTATCACTGTGTCCAGCTATACGCGTGGCTCAGTGGTAAACCCACAGGACTTGGCTGACGACCAGACTACTATGGTTGTTGACCAAGCTAATGCGTTTGCATTTAAGATTGACGACATCGAAGAGCGTCACTCTCATGTAAACTTCGAAGCATTGGCTACTTCTTCAGGAGCATACTCTCTGAAGCGTAAGTACGATGCAAATATCCTTGACCTGATGGCAACTGACGCAGGTCTAAACGGTGAATCTGGTGCGACCACTGCTCAAATTTCAGGCATTGGTACGCTTGGTTCTGCCTTGGATATTGGTGGCAACTCTAGCCCCGGTGACTTGGCTGTGAATACTATGCTTGTTATGGCTTCTGCCCTCGATGAGCAAAGTGTTCCAGAAGAGAATCGTTGGTTTGTAGCACCACCAATCTTCTACGAGAAGATGTTCCAAGCTGGCAATAAAATTGCTGAAGTGCAGG